ATAATATTAGTATTAGCCGTAGCCATCTGGGTTGCGTCTACGAGACCGAGGTCTTTCACCGTACCATAATGCTGCGGGATGATGAAACCAGTAGGTTCTGTATCAGCAACCCCCTCCTTACCAGTAATCGTGACTGCCTCACCTTTATACACGTAGTTCTGGTGAACCAGACCCCAAATGACCAGCTTCTTGTAGGCGTTGGAACCAGTCTGCCAATACAGCTCTTGCTTCTCAATATTGAAACTCTTGGTACTAGCAAAAGGATATATACCAGAAACCACGTCCCAAGAGAGATCAGTGGCATCCTTCCAGTAGATGTCCCCCTCCACGGCAGCTACCATTGTTTCAGGATTGGTAGGCGCCCCGCTGTGAAGGGTCTCCGTGATGTTGATCCAGGAGACACGCATATCGAGGTTCTTGAGCTGGCTGTCAGCACAGACCAGCTTGATCGTGGTCGTCTCCGCGGAGTCCAACTTGGGTCTATCGGGCCGAGGATCCCCATACAGAGTTCGGCTGAAGAGACCCTGATCGAAGATCCAATCGTTGTAGTCGCTCACATCGGAGACATAATCAGCCACGTCAGTTGCGTAGTCATCCATGTATGTTGAACTGGTATTCTGGTGAGAACTGATTGTCTTGAACCAGGTGTACATGTATCTCCGGCAGGCCGGCTCAATTACATTGAGCTGCACCCCATGCTGAATAAATGCGTAGTCGATATCATCGATATCTTCATTGTCTTCTATCTCATCGAGAAGCTTTGAGAGCCGGTGACCACCTCCAGAGGCACGTCGATATGCTCGATTAGTCTGCTCATAGAGCCCACTACCACCAGGGGGATCAGCATAGTCTGCATGGGTAATAGAGTCATTGTCCAAACGGAGCGGCATGTAGGGAAAATACTCGGCTTCCGCATCAGTTGTGGATACATCTACTATGAGAGCATCCAGGGTGGTATTACCTGTGCCCTCCTCGTAGGAGAAGATATGCACGCCATCATGCATCTCATCGAGAGTGCTGTCCTGGGTATCGATCCGCCAATCCCAGATATCACGAAGCCAGTCGCCGTCTCTCCATGTGGTGATAGTCTGTGTGACGCCGGCAATGGGCGTATCCTCATTCACCACAACACTCACGACGGCGTTGTGTGTGTAAATCTCTCGATACTCAAAGATCTCCAGGAAGTGATCCCTGGAGATGGTTTCCTCAGTGTTGCCATCACCACCCTCAAAGGTGGTTTTCGTCCACGTCTCATCGAGAAGATCAAAGCCAACGCTGTCCATCTCCGATGTAGTATCGTCAGTATCGGCCGGCTTACCTGGTCCTTCGTAGGTCACCACGATCCGCTCATCGTAGTTCATGTCATAGTCGGTGACCCCTCGATTGGAGTCACTGTCGAAGATATACCCACTCGTGGAGGGTTTGGTGAGAACACCTACCGTGGTCGAACCAGTGTTCAAGCTCCCAAGGGCCGAGGCCAGATAGAAATAGTGCTCAGCTACAATATAGGTTTTGCTTGGATCATAGGTGCCGGCACTAAACACGGTGGTACCACTGAAGGGGGTTGCCCACGAGATCGTAATGTCGTTGGTGGTCTTGTCGTAGGAGGCCACATAGTCGTTGTCATACCTCCCCGGAAAGTTCTCCAAAACGTGGTCTTCAACAATCCACTCATAAGATCCTGAGACAACATTGGCCGTCTGCATGGCAAGCAACAAACCAGAAGGAGAACTGGGGATGGTAATCTCTCCCGCCACCACAGTCGGATCTACCGACTTCAGCCGAGATACAGAATATGTGGGCAGACCAGCATAGTTCTGCCTGACGGCCCAATTGAAGTAGTGCCGCTGCTGCATCCCCGGTCCTATGAGGAGATTATTGGCGATCGTCTCACCAAGCCAATGATCATAGGGACTGATGATGGCTCCGTAGATCGTGTTCTTCAGGAAGTCAGGGCGCGTCGCTTCCTCGCCGGCCATGTTGTAGACCGTCGAAGAGACGAAGATTTCCTTTGAACCACTGAAAAGGCCCATGGTTTAAGACAGATTGTTGTTGGCACGCACATGGCCCATCACGATATCTACCTGTGCATTGACGAACTCATCTGGAGCCGCCAGACCCTCATCGAGTGTCTTCTGCGTGATCCAACTATCCAGCCACATCTTGGCCGTCTTGTGCTGGGCATCCTTGATGAAGCTGTCGATCTGCTGCGTGTACAGATCCTTCTGCTTTCCGATCGAGCCAACGACGGTCACAGCGTCGCTACGGGTATCGAGGGTCTTGGCACGCTCTGCCTCACCCTGCTCCTCCACGAGGGTCCGCTGGCGCCCTAGGAGGCCAGTAACCGGTGTCAGAGCATCGGAGCGGTTGTCCAAAGTCTGAGCCCGCATGGCTTCCTTCTGTTCATCGACCAATTGAGCCGCTGCCGGCAGAGCCGTGTTCAATTTGAACTGCTCGATCGCAAAGGCGACTGGCATAACCTTGGTCAACTTAAAGTCTTCGATGGCCACCTGAGTGGTCATCACGGTGTTCAGGTTATAGGCCGCGGTATCCCGCTCGATCGGGAGGATCTCCCGATGATTGAATTCGTTGAGGGCAGCCTCGGAAGGCAGCAAACGATTGTACCTGACCTCATTCATGGCAACCTCGGAGGTCATGATCGAGTCACGCTGGAACGTATCGATCGCCAGCTTGGCGGGGAGGAGGAAATTACGGTTGTAGGTCTCGCTCTCAACCTTGGCTTTGGTGAGGCAATACTCCACGTCCAGGTTGGAGAGCCGCATCTTGGTGGCAGCATACTCGGCGCCAGAGTTCTGCATATCGAAGATGGCTTTCTGAGTTTCCACCTTGACCTTCTCCAGCTCGATCAGAGCCTCGGTGGCCTTGATCTCAGCGATCCGGGCCTGCATCTGTGCGGTTAGAGCTTCCCAGCGTGATCTGTCCTTGGTCAGGAGGAACTTGACTGACTGGTCGAGAACGGCCGTCAGGGAATTCAGGTAGACGTTGGCATACTGGTCTCCGGTGAGACGGTTGTTTTTGAACTCACGATTGATATGGAGATCCACCGACGCCATGAGCGTATCGAAAACGCCATCACCTCCCACGCAACCATCGGTCAACTCTTCGAGAGTGACCGTGACGACATCCTTGTAGAGGTCCGAGTCAAAATCAGGGGCGAAAGAAAACAGCGGCCCCGACAGATCTACTGTCGGGGGAACTGGAGCATCAGCCGTGAGGGATACAAACAACGCATTGGCTTGGACATCAGCGTCGCAGTTTACACCAGCATGTTCAGTCATGTCGCATTCCTCACGGCTTGATGATTAAAGTCTCAGTCGTCGACACCAACGGTTCCGCTGGCAGCCTGACGATCGGCCAGATGCTTCAGTTCATCCTGGGTCAGGTCCGGGAGGATGGTAATGGCGAACTTGGGGATCAGGGTCGACTTGTAGGTCTTCACGCCGAACTGGCCACCCTTCTTCGATTTCCGGATCACGAACTTCTGGTTGAGAAGCTGGTTCAGGATGATCTGGGGAACATGGTAGCCGGCACCCTCATCGCCGAAGGGAACGAACTTGGAGATCTTGCCGACGTACTTGTTGATAACCGTGATCACTGCACCGTGCAGCTCGGCATCGGCCGGATCCAGGTTGACGATGGACACCCGACGTAGGATGAGCGCCTTGGCACGAACGATCGACCGGATGAGGTTCTGATCCTTGGGATCAACCTTCCGGTGGTTCATTATCTGAAGCTCAGCCAGAGAAGGCGGACCCCGTTTGACGATCCGGACCTTGGAGGGGGTCAACTCGGGAAGCTCCTCATTGGCGCCGAGAAGCGCGGCGACAGCCGCACTGTCGACATTCACTTGATCCTCGCCACTCAGAAGCGCACCCATTTTGGGTAGCTCGGGAGCTACGGCAACAGCGAGGGCTTTGTGGGCGGCGATTTTCTCCTTGAGAAGCGCAGCACCAGTATTGCCGGAGAAGGTAATCCCCAACGCTGTGGCCTGAACTCGGAGGCTTTCGATGTCATTGCTCATGTTGCTGTTCTTTCTTTTTGTGGATGGTAGGTGGTTGTTTAAACGAAAAGAAGGGCAGCCGTCAAGCTGCCCTTCTCAATTTCAGGTTAGATCAGTTGGATCACACAGGGGCAATCGTCTTGATCAGGCCAATCCGCTCGGGGCGGAGGGCAATGAAGCCGTGGTAGAAGGTGATCGAGGTGAAGCCAAGCTTCCCGTAGGGATCGCTGGTCGTCGCCATCTCCTTGCCGGGCTTCTTCACGATGATCTTGAACTTCTGCTTGCCGCCCTTGGCGCCACTCGACTGGAGACCGACAGTGGCGAAGCTCTCGCCGCCGACAACCAGCATCGGGAACACGTCGTAGCGACCGTTGGTCACCTTGAAGCCCGTGTTCGTGCCTTCGTCAGCACCGGCACCATTCCAGGACATCATGTTCGGGACGATGATGATCCGGAAGTCACCGACAGCACCGACCTCGCCGTTGAGGATCGAGCCGGCATCCGCATACTCGCGAACCGGCTTGAAGGCGGGATTGCCCAGGCCGTCGAGCATGTTCTCGACCGTGGTCTGAAGGTCCGAACCGATATACATCAGGCGAGAAGCGTTCACCGTCCGGGTATCGATCATCCGCGAGCCCTTGATGATCTTGGTATTCTTGGGCGTGCGGTTGTCATCCAAGGCAATCGAGAGCCTCTTCAGATCGGCGTAGTCGACTTCATCCGCGGTGGCCTCACCGGTCAGCTCGAAATCGGCGGTCGCAGCACCGGAGAACGAGAGCGTCCCCGCGGCATTGAGAATGTCGATCTGAAGCAGATCCTCGGTCACCTCGTTGGCGCCGGCAACCAGCTCACGGCTCATGTGGGCGTAAAGCTCACTGTCCGTATCGAAGGTCAGCGAGTCCTCGGTGAACTCGGTGAAGAAGCCATGCTCCTGGATGACACCCGACCGTTCGAGACGGGTAAAGCCAACCCGGTTCACACGGCCACCGGTTTCCGTCAGCGTCGGCATACGGGCAGAGATCGTGCCGACATCCTTCGAGGAACCGTAGATGTTGCCGCCGACCTGGAGCAGGGTGGCACCGATAACCTCGTCCGCGACCAACTGGGCCTCGGTAATGGTATCGTACTTCGCCTGGAGGGCGGAGACGGTCAGTGCGGTCCAGCCAGCGCCGGAAACACCGGAGTCATCGGCACCGTCGGTGGCAACCAGGCCCGACACGTTGTCATCGATGACGGTCTTGGCCGAGGCCGAGTCCGCATTGAGGATCTCCATGACGAGGCGTGGGAAGGTCACCCAGTATTCGGTGGAGGCGAGAACGGCGCCAGCGGCATCCAAGCCCTGGTCATTGATGTTGAGGTCATCGAGCATCGGGATGTAGTAGAACAGCTTCAGCTCTTTGCCGTAGTGCTTCGGCATCGATCGCACGTCGGCGAGCGGGCTGAAGAACATCTTCTCGGCAGCGTCGATCAGCGACCGGCGATCCCAGTAGTGGACATTGAACTGGGTACCGATGCTCGACGGGGAACCCGGAGGGGCATTGTAAATCTGAGTCATGGCTCGTTTCCTTTAACTCTTCAAGACTACCCCTCCGTGGACGTTAGCCGCCTGGTATGGCGAGCTTCATAAAGTCGTCGTCCGACATAGTGAGGTAGTCTGGTTCAGGGGGAGCTGCGTCCGCAGCCTTTGCGGTGGATTTGGATGAAGAGAGATTGGGATTGGGCTCCTTCTTAGCAGGGGCCTTCCTTGAACCAGACGCGATTGGGGCCATGCCCGTCTTCTTCTGGGATTCTTCCTTCTTGTCGAAAACACCAGCCTTTTGCATCGCATTGCCTACTTGTTCGTAAGCCTGGAGGAAGGGAACGTCGGCTAAGTAGCCCATTGTCCGCTGGTGGTGTAATTCTGTATTGATGAGCTTATAGAGCCCAGTTTCCTTTTGTTCAAGTAGTTTTCCGAAAATACTCGGATTTTCTCGCAGAGCCTCTTTTGACTCCTCATCCCAGCTTTTGTTGACATCAACAAGAAGTTCCTTGCCACCCTCAGCTTGGAGAGTGTTGTCAATGGCATCTTGGAACGCAACGTCTTTGGGATCGGCTCGATAATTGGGGGTGGTATGAGCCTCACCTTTAGTGGGATCCAAATCCAAGGGATCAATACTGTGCTTCTTCAGATGCTTCTGAAGCGCCGGCACACCGCCCTTGGATAAATCGATCA